TAGTTGGCTTTATGCTAGGGAGAGACTGGTCTAGACATAAAACAGAAGATATCATTGAGCAAACTATAGTGGCTATGATTCATCAAAGATATATCAAAGCTAAAAAAGTAGACGGTGAATATGAATTATTCGAATATGATGCTGAGATAAAATAGTTGCACTTAGTTTAAAAAGTTCCTATAATATATTATCATTATGAGGAGTGTGATATGAAGCCACTGCGCAAAAAACGTAAGCTATCTGCAGAACAAAAGGCTGTATTAGTAGAGCGTATTACAAAAGCTCGAGCTGCTAAAAAACCTGCTGAACAGCTTTCTATTCATGAATCTGTTCGTAATTTACCTGACGATGATATTTTTTCTGTTAAGAATGTTCGTAGATGGATAAAAAATCAAAAGGATAAACTGTCTGGTATAAGAAGCTGGAAAAACTCTAAAGAGACAGGACAAAGAGCTTCTTATCTCGTTACAGAGGGATATATTCATAATCTACAAGCTTATCTTAGAGATGGGATATACCGTGACTTGTTTTATGGGGAGGAGCGTCAGTATAAAATTAAATACAGGTGTGTAGCTATGGCTTACTATAAGGATGGTACTCCTAAAAGAACTGTAGGTGTGCTATATCCTGATATTGGAGTTTACACTCAACAAATGGCAGATGAGGAAAATGCAAGCAGATCAATTTCTAACAAAAACAAAATTCGCAAAACTAGTAGAATCAAAGGTAAGAGAGCATCGGTATAGCTATATGGATGCAGTTATTCATATCTGTGAAGATATTGACTTAGACTTAGAAGATATACGCAAGTATGTCTCTGGTAATATAAAAGAAAAGATTGAGGCAGAAGCAATGAATCTAAATTTTTTGCCTCGTCAGAACACACTACCAGTTGATTAATGATATATAAGATTATATAATGATCGAGTGGACAAAAAAAACACACTGTAACATACAAAGATATACAAGGAAAACATACATGAGCTTTGCAGCACTTAAATCTAATCGTACAGACCTATCTAAACTAGTAGAAGCTGCTTCTGGAGGTCCTAACGAAACAACTACCGATAACCGTAACGATGATCGCTTTTGGCAACCTACCAGAGACAAGGCTGGTAATGGTTATGCTGTTATTCGTTTCTTACCTGGAGATGCTAGTGCACCTACTCCTTGGGTACGTTATTGGGATCACTTCTTTAAAGGACCAACAGGTCAGTGGTATGTAGAGAAGTCTCTTACTTCTATTGGTCAATCAGATCCTCTATCAGAGAGTAATAGTAAACTCTGGAATGAAGATGGTTCAGAAGAAGCTAAACGTATTGTACGTGAACGCAAACGTAATCTACGTTATATTGCAAACGTGTTAGTTATCTCTGATCCTTCTGCGCCAGAGAATGAAGGTCAGGTTAAACTGTATCGTTTTGGTAAGAAGATATTTGACAAGATTATGGATTCTATGCAACCTCAGTTTCCTGATGAAGCGCCAGTTAATCCATTTGATATGTGGAATGGTGCAGACTTTACTGTTAAGATTCGTAAGGTAGAAGGTTATCCTAACTATGATGCTTCTGCGTTTAAGTCACCATCAGCTATTCCAGGTGATGATGCTGAGTTAGAGGCTATCTATAACAGACAGCATGATATGACAGAATGGACTGATCCTAAGAACTATAAGTCATATGATGAGTTAAAATCTCGTCTTGCAGTTGTACTTGGAGAGAATGCTCCGCGCACAGTTCAACAAGCAGTTGCGTTAGATGAGACAGCCAGCTACTCAGCTGGTAGGGTGGCATCTCAACCTGCTGTAGCAGCTGTATCACCTACTCCTATGGCTACTGCTGAGAATACCTCTATTGATGAAGATGATACAATGAGTTATTTCGCTAAACTTGCAGCGGAAGACTAGGGCGAATGGGGAAAGCCTGACAATCACGTCAAATGTACCCAAAAAAATCCTATAGAGTGGAAGAGCGCCTCCTCTATAGGTCGGTGAGTCGCTGGTACCGATTGGAAAGCTAGCCGGGTGCTGTACTGCGAAACGAACAGATAGATAGGGAGGCTCTGCAGTAAGCCTCCCTATTGAATTTAATACGCCCCTAAGTATCTTCCTCCACCTCTCACTACTAGTTTAGTAGTAGCTGTTGCGTTTATAGGAGATCTACTACTCTCACTATTACTGGTTGTTCTAGTATGTGTACTATTATCTATTCTATCTCCCTCTCTAAAAACTATAGGAGGAGGATTACGATCGGCAGGACTAGATAGTATTGGAGTAGTCGGAGCTGAATTTAATACAGGTGTCATTTCAGGTGCAAGGGCATCTCTAAGCATTTTAACACCTCTGGCAAGAACTTCAACATCTCCTTGACCTGTTTGAACAAATTGTCTAAGACCGTCACCAAAAGTAATTTGTTTTCTACTACCAAAAATACCTCTAGCCCATGCATTAAAACCTTTATCTAAATCGTATGGTTCACCGCTTAAGAGGTGAGGTAGTATCTCTAAAGTGTATCCAATATCTTGTACCATTCTAGCTAAATTTCTAGAAAAACTATCTGTAGATTTAGTGCTTCCAAATCTCGCGAAGGAAGTATAAAAATTATCCAAGGCTGTGGTTAGTTTACCTAGCCCTGATGCTGAAGCTTCTAAATCAGCTGATCCGTCAGCAAGTGGTTTAATATCTGATATAATTTTTTGAAAGATGGTTTGCTTTCCCCCACTATAATTAGTTCCAAAAAGAAAGTCTAGACCCTTTTTAAATGCATCTGTAGCTCCTTCAGCAAACGCAGAGATAGTATCAAGTAAACCTCCTGCTGCTTGTCCGCCAAAAAATGCAACAAGACCGCCTCCTAATCCTCTTAAGGCAGAACCTGATCCTTCTAATTTTTTATAATCTATAGTGGTAAACTCTTTAACACCCTTGGCTGTATTTACTAAAAGATCTTTTATGCTTTCACCTGGAGTTCCTTTACCCGCTAAAAGATCTATAAGTTTATCTCCAACAGCAATACCAGATAGAAAACCTCCAATACCTAACCCAACAGCTGCCATACCAATAGCTACTTTTCCTGAAAGTAGAGCTCCTCCCGGCAAAGCTCCAAAAATTGCTCCTACAGCAAATAGTCCTGTAAGACCTGCGAGGTGGGTAGGATCAAAAGCTTTTAGACCAGTAGCTAGGTTTTCCATTATTAATCTTAATTTTGTACCACCTCCGAGCTTACCTGTTGCCCAGTCTCCAAAAGCAAGTGATCCAAAAAACCCTGCAATTCCGGCGCCAATAGCAGACATTCCAAGCGCTGTTTTACCTGGAGCAAACAAAGATGTTAGTGCTACAGCTCCTAAGGCTTGCGCTTGTGCTTCAGATAAATCGAATGCTGCCAAAGCAGCACTTAAATTTCCCATCATTGTTGTTAAATTAGTTCCAGTAGCTGCTGGTCCTGACAACCAACTCATAGCAGCATCTGCTGCGGCTAATGATGTAAAGAAAATCCCAATACCTGTACCTAAAGCTGCTAATGCAATTACTGTTTTACCCGGAACGAATAACGCAGTAGCTGCTACACCGGCTACAGTTTTAGCTTGTGTTTCAGTTAAAGTAAATGAAGCTAATGCATCAGACAAGTTTTTCATCATTGCTGATAAATTGCTACCAGATTTGGATGCTGGTCCGGACAACCAACTCATAGCAGCATCTGCTGTCGCTAAAGCTGTGAAGAAAATCCCAATACCAGCTCCTAATGCTCCTATACCTAGAGTGGTTTTACCGGGTGCAAGAAACGCTGCAACTCCAGTAGCAGCAGTTAATGTTCCTAATGCTATCGCTTGTTCTTTGGATAGACTAAAAGAGTTAAGAGCATCACCTAGGGTAGACATAATATCTTTTAAATTAGATCCTGTAAGCTGACTGCCAAGGAAATTTTCCATAGCTATAATAGCACCTTCACCAGCTGCGAGTCCAGCAAAGAAACCACCAACACCGAATCCAAGAGCTGTCAACCCAGTTGCAGTTTTAATCTGACCAATTGGGCCTCTCAGTGTAGTGAATAAAGCTGAACCTAGAAGAGCTGCCCATGTGCCTGCATCGAGTTGATTAAGAGCAGGTGCAATACCAGATAATCCTTCTCCAACATTAATCATGAGAGTTTTTAGTTTTGCACCATCAGTGTTCATATAATCAACACCAGCAGATCCGGCTGCAAGTCCAGCAAAGAAACCACCAAGTCCAAGACCTATTGCTCCAAGAGCTAAACCTCCAGACGCAAGTATTCCTGCAATTCCTCCAATTCCAGGTATATTTTGTTTAGAAGAGCTAAGTTTAGCAGATTGTCCAGCTGCGCTCTTAACACCGCGTCTTGCACGTATACTAGCTTCTAGTTCATCTCCTGCGCGGCTTCTCTGTTCATCCAGCTGCTTCTGGATAACACTAGTTAGTTTATCGATACCAGTATTGGTATCTTCTATTTTTTTTGTCTGGGTCTGTAGTACGGATACTACATCTGATAAACTAGCCATGTAACGCTCGCTGCTCTCTTAATTGTTTTTCTTCTTTCATTTGATCAACTAATAACGAAACGTATATTTCTCTCTCCCAGGGTATCATCATTTCTATATCACTAAGTGAATACTTATGATTTTGTATCAACTGGTAATTTACTTGAAAATAATTTACCAATGATTCATGAGAGAGATTTAGGATAAAAAACTTTGCAATCCTTCAATAGTTGTTTTATTTTTCTTTCCACAAGATTGACATTTAAAGTCTATATCTTTCTTTAATGTGGGTAAATTCATTACAAAGTTAACTATTCCATTAAATTGATCTGTGTTCAAAGAGTCTATAAAATTTATTATTTCTTCTTTTGGTTCGTCTTGTATATTAATTATTTCTTCTTCTGTGTATATTTTATCCAAACAGGCTGTAATTACTTCTAGAATTTGTTCAGTGGTTGAGCTTGTTTCTAATTTTGTTAAAAGTATTACATCTTGATAATTTGGATATCTCATTTCAACAGTAAATTGATCATTAATTTTTATTTTGTTTTCAACTTCAATCTTCATCTCTATTTCGTTTAAATCAACATCTATTTTATTATCTTCTTCACATTTTGAGCATTTTAACATTACAGTTGTTGACTCTCCAACTGATTTTGATCTAATCTTAGTAAACATATATTCTACATCAAATGTGGCTAACTCTCTTTCTGTTAATTCGTCAAATATGCAAGATTTTAATGTATCAACCACCGCTTGCAGCATCATAGCTTGATCTTGCGATTCCATTGCAGTTAAAAGAATTTTTTGTTCTTTAACTAAAAATGGACGAAAGGAAACTGTTCTTCCAGAAGACGGTATAGTAAGTGAGTATTTGCTGTGTTCATTAATTACTGGTAATGCCATAATAAGTCATCCTAATCTTTATTTAATAATTTAAAATTTATTTATTTTAGTTATATACTACTCCAATTTCTATAAGATAGTTGAACATTTAATTGAACAAGCCCATCCAATTCATTAGATAGTTCTATTGCATTCATTGTAGTTGGAAACGCTTCTAATAGTTTACATTTGTAAATAATTTCTTCCTTGGTTCTGATGTCTATATCTACATTTAATCCAAAAATTCTGTCTATAGGAACATCAAATCCCATACCTTTTTTAAGTTGAGCAATTTCAATATCTCTACAATATTCATTAGTGTATGCGATCTCATAAGTGTTTTGACTTATAATTAAATCCTGCCAAGCTTCAAAATATTCTCTTATACCATAATCGTTCAAACAATAAAAGGTCATACTAACATCATCTGATGCAAACCCAGTAGGCATTTTACGGCCTTTTATACCGATAAGTCTTTCTTGTGTTAGAATTTGACGTCCTGGTAGATTAACATTTGTACAGAGAACATTTAGCTCATCAGAAGATAGGTTATGGGAACCAGATATATCTGTTGGTAAATAAACTCTAAACAGATTACTTCTGGCTACACCTCGTCTCTTACTAATAACACTTTTTAACGTATCAATTGTTTCCATTAGATCATTTTCCTTGAAGAAGTATACACAGCTTGTGCACTTGTTTTCTGCCAATCAGCTGTAGGAAGAAATGTAGCAATTTCCCATTCAGGAGCTTGCACTTCTGCAAATTTACTTCTAACATGATTAGTTAGATAGTGCTTTATACATGGTTTAAAGTATTTAAATTTAGCAGTAGCTTTAAGTGTACTGTACGTCACATTAAACTTGGTAGTTTCGTCATATGCTTTATTATTGGTTATATCAAG